AGTCAACGAGAGATTTCGCAGGTTAGAGGAGGGGGGTTCGCACGCGCGCGAAAATATCGTTAGACTTTCCCCCCAAAAACCCTTTTCAAAATAGCAATAAAACGGAGATTTTTGAATCATGCCAGGACCCACAAAGAAACCAACCAGTCTCAAAATACTAGAAGGGAACCCGGGTAAGCGAGCATTATCGGCAAGTGAGCCGAAGCCGAAGCCGGCTATGCCTGCCTGCCCGACTTTTGTGAAAGGCGTTGCACGGAAAGAATGGAAACGCCTAGCGGCGGAGTTGTATCAGCTGGGATTGCTCACCAGGCTTGACCGAGCCGCCCTGGCTGCTTACTGCATCGCCTGGGGGCAGCTCCAGGAAGTAGAGCATGAACTTTCCAAGATGAAGAAGCTCTACCGCGAGATGAGCAGGCTGCGGAAGAAAAACCCGAACATGAAGATGACAGTATCCAACGGCATGGTCAGTATTACAAGCAACGGGAATGCTGTCATGGAGCCGCTGTTGAGCGTGCGCAAGCAGGCGATGGAGCAGATGCATAAGTTTCTTGTCGAGTTTGGGATGACGCCGGCGAGCCGGTCCCGGATTGAAGTTGACAAAGCCAGGAAACCCGACGACCCGATGGAAGAATGGTTAGACCATGAGCAAAGGCAAAATTGACAAAGCGGCAGCCGACCGCGCAGTCGGGTTCTTCGAAGCATTAAAGCATACAAAGGGCCAATGGCGCGGCCAGCCCTTCAAACTGTTTCCCTGGCAGAGGAAAATAGTCAGGGATGTATTCGGGACCTTAAAAGCAGACGGCACCCGGCAGTATAAAGAAGTCTATATTGAAATCGGGAAGAAGAACGGGAAGTCGGAGTTCGGCTCCGGGCTTGCTCTTAAGCTGCTCTGCGCCGATGATGAACCCGCCCCGGAAGTCTACAGCGCGGCGGCGGACAGGGACCAGGCTGCCATTGTCTATAATCCCGCGCGGGATATGGTAGAAATGTCTCCGTCATTGTCGAAGAGATGCAGGGTAATCGACAGCATCCGCCGCATCGTCAACTATCAGAACGGGGGGTTTTACCGGGTACTCTCCACCGAGAACAGGACCAAGCATGGTTTCAATATCAGCGGGCTCATCTTCGACGAGCTGCACGCCCAGCCTAACCGGGACCTGTTCGATGTGCTGACCAAATATAGCGGCTCAGCCAGGCGGCAGCCGCTATTTGTCTACCTCACCACGGCTGGCATCGACAGGAACAGCATCTGCTGGGAGATGCACGAAAAGGCGCGCCAGATAATCAATGGCACGCGGAATGATCCGGAGTTCTACGCGGTAATCTTCGCAGCTGATGAAGAAGACGATTGGGGAGATGAGAAGGTCTGGCACAAGGCTAACCCCTCCCTGGGGAAGATAATCGATATCGAAACGGTGAGGAGCGAACACCGGGAAGCCGAGCAGAACCCGGTGGAGGAAAATCTCTTTCGGCAGCTCCGGCTCAACCAGTGGGTCAAGTCGTCATTAAAACCGATACCGCTGAAGACCTGGGATGATTGCGCCGGGAAGGTAGACACAGAAGCATTGAAGGGCCAGCGCTGTTTTGCCGGGCTCGACCTCTCCAGCTCAATCGACCTGACGGCATTAAGCCTGGTCTTTCCTGATGATGAAGGCGATTACGATATCTTGATGCGCTTCTGGATACCCGAAGAGACGATGAGGGAAAGGGAGAAGCGCGATAAGGTGCCGTATTCGACCTGGGTCAAAAAGGGACTGGTGATTGCCACGCCCGGGAACGTCATTGATTACGGCTATATCGAGGAGGAGCTAAAGAGTCTCCGCTCCATGTATAACATAAAAGAGCTTGCCTACGACCAATGGGGAGCGGCATTACTTATCCAGCAGCTGGGGGATGACGGCTTCGTCCTCGACGAAAAGCAGGCGAGGACGGGGCATCCTCTCATCGTACCATTTGGGCAGCGCTATTCATGGATGTCACCGGCGACCAAAGAATTGATAACACTGGTGCTGCAGAAAAAGCTCCGGCATGGGGGCAATCCCGTGTTACGGTGGAATATCGATAACCTGGTGCTGCAGCAGGATGCCGCGGGAAACATAAAGCCGGATAAGGCAAAAGCGGTGCAGAAAATAGACGGTGCCGTAGCCCTGATAATGGCTCTCGACCGGGCGGTGCGCCATAAAAACGAACCGAGCGTATACGAAGACAGGGGAGTATTAGCCCTATGAGCATAAAGAACAGGTTGAGAGTGGCAGCGAGTGCCCTCTTAAGGCGGGACTGGTCACCCTGGGACGATAAATGGTATACCCCATTCTGGCCGGGCGGCGAGACGCACGCCGGCGTAAATTTAAACGAGGCGACATCGCTGACAATAGTGGCGGTCTATGCCTGCGTGAACCTGCTGGCCAGCGACATAGGGACATTGCCCTTACCCGTCTACCAGCAGAACCGGCCGCGGAGCCGGAAGAGGGCAGAGGAACACCCGCTTTACCGGTTGCTGCACGATGAGCCTAATTCCGAGTTGACATCGGTAGTCTGGCGGCAGACGATGATGGCGCACACGCTGCTCTGGGGAAACGGGTACTCGGAGATAGAATTCGACCGGAGCGGGAAACCGCGGGCACTGTGGCTACTGCCGACCTGGCGGGTAAAGCCGAAGCGAACGGTTGAGAGGCGGGAGCTATATTACGAGCTGAAGCTGATAGACGGAGGGGTTGTCAATATTCCCCCGTATGCCTTATTCCATATACCGGCGCTGAGCCTTACAGGCACAGCTGGACTATCGCCGGTACGGCAAGCCATGGAAGCGCTGGGGCTGGCCAAAGCCGCCGAAGAAATGGGGGCACGGCTTTTCGGTAAGGGAGCCAATCTGGGCGGTATCATCCAGCACCCCGGGACGCTGAGCAAAGAAGGGGCAACAAGGCTGGAAGAAAGCCTGAATGAGAATTACACGGGGCTGGGGAAAGCCTACCGGATAATGCTGCTGGAAGAGGGGATGAAGTGGGAGAAAGCAGGCGTCAACCCAGAGGAGGCGCAGTTCCTGGAGACACGCCGCTTCCAGAGGGGGGAGATAGCGAGCCTGTTCCGCATTCCGCCTCACATGATTGGAGACACTGAGAAAAGCACTTCCTGGGGGACCGGGATAGAGCAGCAGAATATCGGCTATGTCCAGCACACACTGCGGCCGTGGCTGGTGCTCTGGGAGCAGGAGATAAAGCGCAAGCTCTTCCGCGGCGACGGCGACCATTTCGCCGAGTTTGTGGTGGACGGGCTGCTGCGCGGGGATATAAAAAGCCGTTATGAGGCATACCAGATAGCCAGGCAGAACGGCTGGATGAATGCCGACGATATCCGGGAACTGGAGAATATGAACCCGCTGCCGGGCGGTCAGGGGCAGATATACCTGGTGCCACTCAACATGATTCCTGCTCAGAAGGCCGGTGAGGATATTGAACCATCGGACAGCAACAACAGAAGTTTACCAGATGCCGAGCAGAGGGCAGTGAGCGGGGCGATTCTGCGGAAGCGGACAGCGGAGAGCTGGGAGAAGGTTTTCACCGACGCGGCTGGAAGGGTAGTGGAGAGAGAAAAGCAGAATGTCAGCCGGGCGGTAAAGAAGCACCTCGGCAGTGGGGATATCGACGGCTGGAGCTCCTGGCTGGAGGACTTCTACCGGGACTTCCCCGGGTATATCAGGCGGCAGATAGAGCCGCCGGTGCAGGGGCTGGCGGAGGCAATCTACCCACTGGCTGCAAATGAAATAAACGGTGACGAGAAAGTCACCGACGAAGCCAGGCGGTTCATCAGCGACTATACCGATGGGTTCGGCAAGCGATATGCGGAGTCCTCCCGCAACCAGCTCGGAGCAGTGATGAAGGAGGCAATGGACGCCGGCGGGGATATCGGGGAAGGGGTACTGGGGAGGCTGGACGAATGGGAGCGCAAGCGGCCGGGAGAAGTAGCTCTCAATGAAACGGTGCGCCTGAGCAACGCGGTAGCGCGCGAGGTATTCCTGGTGGGGGGATTCAATATAGGCTGGCAGCGGATTGACGACTGCCCGGTATGCCGGGAGCTACACGGGCAGGTAAGGGGCCCCGGCCAGTATTTCATCGGCAAGGACGAGGTTCTGATTGCCGAGGGGGACGGCGATATCCGGGTCTACCGGGGGATATACCACGCCCCGGCTCATAAAGGCTGCACCTGCCAGGTAATACCGGTTAAATAAGCAGATAAGGAGGAAACAAGCAATGATGATGCAGGATATTAAACGGGTGAGGATAATGGTGGACCAACTCAGGAAGCTCGGCGTTCCGAAGACACGCCTGGCGCCGGTAAGCGAATGGGCGAACACGGAAGAAAGAAAGCTGAACAAGCAGACGGTTAAGCCCTAAGGAGATTTATTTCACGTGAAATAAACACCCCGATAAGGTCGGGGTTTTTTATTGGGGGCTGATATGCTGTCTGTAATTCACTCTGGGGACAGGAGGAAGAATTGATGGATATAAGAAAAGCATTACCCAAGCATAAGACGCCTACATCCGACAAGGATTGGGACGGGCCGAAAAACGAGGCGAATCTAAAAACTGACCAGGACCTCAATTATTACAAGAGGGCTTATGCCTGGCGGGACCCGGATGGGGACGAGAGTAAAAAATCGAGCTACAAACTGATTCACCATGAGGTCTCCAGCGATGGTACCCCGGGAGCGGCTAATATCCGTGCTTGCCAGACAGCGATAGGTGTCCTTAATGGAGCCCGAGGCGGCGTTGATATCCCCGATGAAGACAGGCAGGGTGTATGGAATCACCTTGCCGCTCATCTTGATGATGCCGATGTAGAGCCGGCGCCTTTACGCTCAAAAGACTCTGAAACTTATCAATGTGAATGTATCGAGTGCGGCTATCAATTTGAAAGTGAAGAGCACTGCAATGAAGTTAGATGCCCGGAGTGTGGAGGGAAATGCCGGAGGGTAGAGCGCCCCGGCCCCGGTCAAAATTCAAAATCTATCATCGGGGTGGGAAATTCTATGCAAAGAGAGGTCAGGACATACGACCTCGATTCGCTGGAGGTGCGCACCGGTGAGGACGGCGAATCGAAGAAGATACGCGGCCATGCCGCCGTCTTCAATATGCTCAGCGAGGACCTGGGGGGGTTCCGGGAGATAATCGAGCCCGGGACTTTCGCCTCCGCAATCAAGAGGGACGACGTGCGGGCGCTCTTCAACCATGACCCGAACTATATCCTGGGGCGCAACAAGGCGGGGACCCTCACCCTGGAGGAGGACGAGAAGGGGCTGGGCAGCGAGATTGACCCACCGGACACCCAATATGCCCGGGACCTGATGGTCAGCATCGAACGCGGGGATATCAGCCAGATGAGCTTCGCCTTCAATATCGACGGCAAGAAGGGCGAATGGTGGGAGGTGGACGGCGAGAAAGTCAAGGACTTCATGGCGGTAGTGGACGCAATGTGGGACGGAAAGCAGCACGATATCATCCGCCATGTGGTCAAGGCGCACCTCTACGACATCAGCCCGGTAACCTACCCGGCATACCCGCAGACGGATGTCAAGGTCCGCAGTGGGCTGGCGGCGGCGGGCATCGATTACGAATCCCTCAGCGAGACTCTGGCGAAGGTAAGGCGCGGGGAGGGCTTGAGCGAAGAAGAAAAATTGACGCTGGTGAAAGCCGGCGAGACTATACGCGGCATGGTTCCGGAAGAAGCGGAGCCGGGCAGAGGGGGTACTCCCGGAAACGAGGGGTATATCCGCTGGCTGGGAAAACTCCGGCGGGAGCTGGAGCTAGCCGAACTGGAATAACCAGAACCCAATAAAACAGGAGGTAAACAAGAACATGAAAGATATCAACGATTTGAAGGGGCAAAAGGCCGACCTGCTGAAACAGGCACGGGCTTTTGACGACGAGTGCACCAAGGACAGCCGAAAGATGACCGGTGAGGAGCAGGAGAAGTACCAGAAGATGGTCGACGATATCCGCGCCTTGGACATTACAATCAAGCGCGAGGAAGAGCTCCAGGCGCTGGAGATGTCTGCTGCAGGAAACGAGGGCGCGGGATTTCACAGGGAAGGTGCGGAAGCGGACCCACCCGGACAGCGGGTATTCGCCAGCCTGGGGGACCAGCTGAGGGCGATTTCCCGTGCGCAGACACCGGGCGGAGTGGTCGACCCGCGTCTTACGCGGGCCGTTTCCGATATCTCCGGGATGAGCGAGATGGTGGACAGCGAGGGCGGTTTCCTGGTAGAGAAAGACTTCATCCCCGGGCTGCTTCAGGATGTCTATAAGAACACCGAGCTAGCCTCCCGCTGCCTGAAGGTACCCATCGGGGCGGGCCGCAACGGTCTGCGCTACAGGTATATCGACGAGACGAGCCGTGCCGACGGCTCCCGTGCCGGCGGAGTCAGGGCTTACTGGGAGGATGAGGCGGATGCGCCGACGGCGACCAACCCGAAGTTCGGGAGGGCGGAATTGTCCCTGCGCGACCTGAAAGCGCTCTGCTATGCCACCAACGACCTACTGGAGGACGCCCAGGCGCTCGAGGGGCTGCTGATTCCTCAATTCTCCCAGGAGATGGCCTTCAAGCTGCAGGATGCCATTGTCAACGGCGATGGCGCCGGCAAGCCGCTGGGGGTTCTCAACAGCGACGCGCTGGTTTCCATCGACGGAGAAAGCGGGCAGGATGCCGATACCCTCATCACCGAGAATATCCTCAAGATGTGGAAGAGTATGCCGGCGGGCAGCAGAAACCGGGCTATCTGGCTTTATAACCAGGAGCTCGAGGACCAGCTGGAACTGCTCCAGGTGGCGATAGGCACCGGCGGGCAGTTGATGAAGATGTTCATGTCGACCATCGACGGCGGCAATACCCTGAAGGGGCGGCCGGCGATTCCCATCGAGCAGTGCCCCGGGCCGGGCGATGCCGGGACGATAATCTGCATGGACCCGAGCCAGTACCTGCTTATCGATAAGAACGGGGTGCAGGCTGATTCCTCGATTCACGTCCGCTTCATCTACAACGAGACCACGTTCCGCTTTATCTACAGGGTAAACGGTCAGCCGATGCGGGCCAGCAAGATAACTCCTTACAAGCGGACAAGCTCCAGTTTCTACACCAGCCCCTACGTGGCTGTCGCCTCGATATAAACGGGGCTTAACGAAAAAATAAACAGGGAGGGAATCCAATGAGACTAAGCGAGCAAGTAGGAATAGTCCCGATAATCGAGCCGGAAGATTACGGCAGCGCCGGTGTAACCGGCGACTCGGTAAACATGGGCAAGTTCGGGCACGTCACCTTCATCTTCCTTTTCGGCGAACTGGCGGGCAACTCTGCTCTCAAGATACATGAAGGAGCGACCGCCGGCGCCACGACCGCAGACCTCACCTTCAGCTACCGGTATACTGAAGCCGATCTGAAGAACGATGATGCCGACCAGCTCACGGCGGAAGCCACTTCTGCTGAACTGACCCTGACCCATGGGACCTTCGAGGACAGGATGCTGGTAGTGGAGATAGATGCCAGCGAGCTGACCGACGGTTATGACTGGGTAACACCAGTGATAGACGATACAGCCACAGAGCTCCTTGTATCCTGTGTTGCCATCATGAGTAAACCGCGGTATGCCGAGGATGTCATGCCCACGGCGATAGAATAGGGTAGCCTTTAATACCCGAAAAAGTAAAAAACGGCACTGGGGGGTATTACACCCCCTAGTGCTACGGAGGGAAAAGATGAAGAAAAAGATTTTTGCCATTCTACTGGCGGCAGTGCTCTTGCTGGTGCCGGTGCTGGCCGGCTGCGAATCGGAGAGTGACACAACTGGCATTACCAGCCCAGAGACTCCAGGAGCGGTGACGCTGGTCAAGAGCAAGTGGTCGAGTGGTGATTTAGTCTTCACGCAAAAAGACGGGACAGCAATGCTGACATTCGATGGCAGTGCCGGGGATGTGGAGATAGCGGCGGCGACAATTACAGCGGGAACGGCAGATGCTCTTACTATTACCACTCTGACGGCCCCGACGGTCAGTGGCACGACAACGATAAACGACCTGGTAAGCTCGAATGCCACATTGACCGCCCCGAGCATCAGCGGCACGACAACGATAAACGACCTGGTAAGCTCGAATGCCACATTGACCGCCCCGAGTATCAGTGGCACGACAACGATAAACGATTTGGTGAGTGCCAATGCTACCCTGACCAGCCCGACGATTAGCGGGACGATGGTCAACGCGAACGTGGCAATGGGGTTGGACTGTATGACTTCGAGCACATCGAAGGTAGTTACGCACGGTCTCAGCGGGACACCAACAGTAATCTTCCTGACATGGGCGCAGCAGCCAGCCGATTCGGCAAATGGAAGCGTTCTTTACTGGACGGCTGCCAACTCAACCAATTTTACAGCCAATTCTATGGTGAGCCAGACATCAGCGAACTTCAGCTGGGTGGCCTGGGTAGCGGGTGAGTAATGTGCTGGTCTAAACTTTTCGGAGGGAAGCAGCGGGTAGAAGAGGAAGTCACCGAAGAAGAGGGCAACTTCCTTCCAGAGCCAAAGAAATTTGATTACCCGGTATCTTCATTAAACTGGACGGCAATCAGGAAAGAGCTTCAGGCCCTCGGTCTGGGAGAGATGACGGATGATATGCCGGACAAGGACTTCTTCTTCACGGATGAAGAGGGCTGGGAGCGGATATTCCCGGAGCTGACCTATCCGGCGGAATACTTCGCTGATTTCGAACGCCGGGACTGCGATGATTACTCCAAAAAAGCTTCGGCGGACAGCTCCTTTTACTACGGGCTGAACTGCCTGCAGGTCTGGGGCAATACACCCTACGGGTTCCATGCTTTCAGTATGGTACGGTTATCCTCGGGTGATTGGAAGCTTTTCGAGCCGAATGCCAGCTTTGAATGCGCCGGAGAGCTGCTGGGCCTGAAGAACAAATACGGATGGGAACCCATCAAGTGGAAACCCTGAAATGGAGGTGATATGTTGGCAAACAATAGTTTCAACAATCTATTAGCCTTAGTGGTGGTACTGATTATTGCGGCGTTGTGGGCGCTACAGGGCTTTAATGTGCTATCTCTTATGGGGGAAGTAACTGGTGCCCTGATTGCTGCCTTTACTTTGATAATCCAGTACTATTTTAGAAAGTCGCCACCTAAGGAGTAATACTTTAGGCAAGCAAGGCTGCCCTTCAGCAAGGCAGGCTCCACAACAGGGCCGGGAGCGCTTTCCTCCTTAGGTGCGCCCGGCCCGAATCGATAAAAGGCTGGGAGGTGAAATATGGCAGATATAGCAGCAGTCACTGCTATAACCGAAGAGGCGCATGGTAGCGTCAAGAAAATTAAATTTGAGTTTACCTCGGGCGAGGGGGCTTATGCAGGAGCTGCCAGCGCAACAACGGAGAAAAGCTATTCCGGGGAGATACTGCAGGTGATGACCGACCCGGGCACAACTGCCCCCGCGGATGATTGGGATTTAACTATTACCGACCCTGATAGCATCGATTTATTGAAGGGCAACGGCGCCGATAGGGATACAGCAAACACCGAGTATATCGTCGGCTCGACCACAAACATGCTGCCGGCAGCCGGTAAACTGACTTTCAATGTCACCAATGCCGGTAATCAGAAGGAGGGGGCAGTCTACGTATGGATAAGATAGCCGAAACTACCAGCATGGAGCCGCCCGAGAATACCATGCTGAAATTAAAAAAGAGGAAGAGGAAATATGGGACTCGTTCTGAACACAGCGCCGACAACAGAGCCGGTAAACCTGGCACAAGCCAAAGCTCACCTGAGAATAGATAGCGAGGACCTGGCCGATGATATTACCACCGAGATAAGCATCGCCCCTGGTGACCATATCGTGGCTGCGGCTTATTCCCTCGAGGGCGAGGCGGTAGAAGTATCCGGCTATGATGTCCTGGTCAACCTGGTATCCGGCACCAACGGGGCTGGGGGGACTGTCGATGTCAAGCTCCAGGAAAGCAATGATGGTTCCAGTTGGTCGGATGTGAGCTCTGGTGCCTTTACCCAGGTAACCGAGGCGAATGACAACGCTATCCAGGAGAAGGCTTATACCGGCAGCTATACTTATATCCGGGCGGTAGCTACGGTAGCCGGGGCTACCTGCGACTTTGGGGTAACGGTTGTAAAGAAAGCAGGCCCGGCGGTCGAGGAAGATTTACTCACCGCTCTCATCACCGCTGCCAGGCAGGACTGTGAGAAGTTCCAGAACCGATGCTATCTAACTACAACGTGGGAACTCTGGCTTGATGCCTTCCCTTTGAAAGATTTCATAGAGATACCCCTGCCTCCACTGCAATCGGTCAGCTCCATCAAGTATTACGATACTGACGATACCGAGGCTGAGTTTTCCAGTGATGATTACTTCGTGGATACTAAAAGCACTCCTGGGCGGGTGTCCCTGAATTATGGCAAGAGCTGGCCATCGACAACTCTGCGGCCTTATAATGGTGTATGCCTAACATTCACTTGCGGATATGGAGATGACGGCAGTGATGTACCCCGGAATATCTACCAGGCGATACTGCTCCTGCTCGGCCACCTGTATGAGAACCGGGAAGCCGTAATGACAACCGGGATGAATGCTGTAGAGCTTCCGCTTGGAGCCATAGCACTTCTCTGGAAGGACCGGGTGCTCTGATGAGAGCAGGTCAGTTAAGACACAGAATCACGCTGCAAAAGACCACCCAGACGCGCAGTTCCTTCAATGAAGTCGAGGTATCTTATACCGATGTAGCCACGGTATGGGCGGCGATAGAGTGGGGGAGCGGGCGGAGGTATGAGGAAGCGGCGCAGCTCAATGCCGAGGTCCAGGGTGTTGTCCGCATCCGGTACCGGTCCGATGTTAAGCCCGAATGGCGCATCAAGTATGGCAACCGGTATTTCCAGATACTCTCGGTAGCCAATGCTTACGAGCGGGACCGCGAGTTGCAGCTCAACTGCAAGGAGCTTCAGGACTGATGAAGATGCAGATTTGCCTTAAGGGATTAGACCAGCTTGAACGGCAGGGGAATAAGCTTATTAAAGAAGTAACCTCGGAAGAGACTAAATTACTGCTAAAGCAGGCACGGCTTATCCGCGACCGAATAAAACAGAAAGCCCCAGTGGGGCCGACCGGCAATCTGAAGAAGGCTACCTATGCCAAAGCACTGCCGAAGACGATGACTTCACCAGCAGTCGCCTTTGCCGGGATACGCCCCAGGCGGGCGCCCCACGCCCGCCTGGTGGAATATGGACATGGGGGGCCGCATCCGGCTCCGCCGCACCCCTTTTTCCGCCCGGCAGTGGATGAAGTGAAAGAAACAGTGAAGCGGAATATCAAGGAGGGGCTGGGGAAAGCAGTTAAGGGAGCGGTATAGTGTT